AAGTTCTTTTCCAATACGTGGAATTCAATCGTCAAGATTGTATCTTCTTCTACCAATTGGATAGTCAAGAATGTCACGAATTTCTTAAATGCAGTTCAAAAAGTATGGGGTAGTATTTGGAAAGCAATTTCTAATTTCTTCAAAGATATTTGGAATGACATCGTTAAGATTTATAACAATGTATCAAACACCCTTTCAAAGGGCATCAGCGTAACTTTAAAGTTTATTCAAAATGTCTGGAATACAGCATGGGGTGCCATCTCTGGTTTCTTTGGAAACATTTGGAACGGCATGGTTAAATTCTTCACGCCAATCATTCATGGCATGTCTAACACAATTGGCAGTGTCATTAACACAATCAAACATGTGTGGAAAGACGTTTGGGGTGATGTAGGATCATTCTTTGGCGGCATCTGGAATGGCATCAAAAAGGCAGCGGAAAGCGGCATCAACTTTGTGGTCAGAGTTATTCGTACTGGCTTGTCGGCAGTCAATGGTGTTCTAGGCTTCTTCGGTGTTAAAAAAGTTGGTCTGCCATCATACGTACACTTTGCCCAAGGCGGCGAAGTTGGTAAAGATGGTACGCAATTGGCTATGGTAAACGATGACGGTAGCGAGCATTACAAAGAATTGATCCACAAGAAGCGCACAAATCAGTGGATATATGCTGAAAAGCGCAACGCTATTCTTCCACTTGAGACTGGCGACCGTGTTTATAACGGGCGGGAAAGCAAGGCCATCGCTAACATGTATGGCATTCCCGGCTTTGCACAAGGCGGCATCATCGGCAGTGTGTGGGATGGCGTTAAAGACGCTAGTTCGTGGGTAGTCGATAAGGCTGAAGATGTTGGCAAATGGATCGGTGATAAGTTCGAAGCAATTGTAGATTGGATCGCTCACCCGGTTAAGCATGTAACTGATCTAATCAGTAGCAGTATAAAAGGGATTGTTAGCTCATCTCCAGTAAAAGCATTTGGAGACTTAGGAGTTGGCATTTTTAAACATGCATATAACGGAATTGGCGATTGGATCAAAAAAGAGCTTAAAAAAATAGAAGATTCCATGGCCAATCCCGGTGGCTCAGGCGTGCAACGTTGGAAGCCATATGTTATTCAAGCTTTAAAGGCTAATGGATTTGATGCCTCGGCATACCAAGTTGCTGCATGGATGCGAGTTATCCAGCGTGAATCAAATGGTAATCCTAGGGCAATTAACTTGTGGGATAGCAACGCTAAAGCCGGCATACCTTCAATGGGGCTTGTACAAACCATTGGGCCAACGTTCAATGCGTTTAAGTTCCCCGGCCACAACGATGTTTATAACGGCTATGACGATCTGCTTGCCGGTATTCACTACATGAAGTCCATCTACGGCTCTGGAAGTTCTGCTTTTGCTCGTGTCAGTGGCCCTGAAGGCTACGCTAATGGTGGCTTGATTACACGGCCAATCCACGCGCTTGTTGGCGAAGATGGCCCAGAAACAATCTTGCCGTTAACTAAAACAAGCCGCGCTTGGCAACTACTAGGTCAGGCTGTTACCAACATCAATCACAACTTGGGTAATGGTTCCGTTGCTGAAAGTGAAAGTAGCAGTACCGATGATTTAGGAAAGAAGTTGGACAATATTGCTGATCTTCTCACGAAACTTAGCTTTGTTCTGCAAGTTGGTGACGACCAGTTTTATCCAAAAGTTGCACCAAAAGTTAAGCAGTACAACAACAGAACAGACAGGTTCAATGCTTATTGGAAAGGAGGAGCCGTTTAATTGAAACAAGCAGGCATGAAAATCACATATGCTGGAGTAGATATTACCCAGTGGATGTATGTGCAGATGGTCAAACGTGATGTAGGAACTAATCACGTCAACACAATGCAAAAGGTTGGGATTAGCGATGGTCAGATGTTGCAATACATGTCACGGGACGTCAAGACGATTGTGGTAACTGGTATCGTTATGAATGACGATTTGGTGCCACTGAGACGTTCCTTGGCTGCTGCTATTGATACGGACGAACCACAGCAACTAATCTTTGGTGATGAGCCGGATAAATATTATCTTGCCATCGTAGACAGCCAGCCTACCTTCACCGAAGGCTTTCGATCAGGGACAATCTCAATCAGCTTCATCTGTCCAGATGGTGGCATTGCGCACTCGGTAGCCACACAGACGTTTGACAATATGCCATACAAGGACGTTCCTGTTAATCTGCTGAAGGGAAGCGGCGAACCGCAAACAGTTGCGGCCCATGTGTGGGGAGACGATCCGCATTTATTGCTAGACACAAGTAGCCTAAAAATAGGCAATACTGTTTCTTTTCAAGTCAAAGCCAACGGGATTAAAGATACCAAGGTTTTTGTTGCTCTTAATAGCCAACAGATATCTCCCTTATTTTCAAATGGAATGGAGACTTTTACAATCACATGGACAAAAGAATTGTCCGAGTTGCCTTTGCCAATTAAATTTTCAGTTAAGCCATCAGCGCTAACAGATAAATACACTTGGAGTCAGGCTAAAGCAGCGATTGGCACCACAGCTTCTCCTTGGTCGCCTAATCCAGCGGATCCTGAATACTATACCAATACCATCACGGTGCACAATGGTGGCACTTATCCTGTCGAGCCAGTTATTATGGCAACTATGCACGCTGACAATGGCTTTCTAGGATTTGCCAATAGTCAGGGTGGCGTTCTTCAATTTGGCAACCCTGAAGAAATTGATGGCTATACCAGCGAAGAAAGTGAAGTGGCCTTGAATTTGGCAGCCGTTAAAGGCTCGCACATGGATAATCAAGCGGCTTCCAATAATCTTTACTGGGGAGACAATCCAGCTACGCGGAACGAACAGATTGGTAATGCGATTTGGACAGAGGACAGGTACGATGGCTGGAAGGTTGAGCCTAATTGGCCCAGCATTACTGGCGACCACAAGTATTGGAATGGGCCTTCAATCAAACACAACCTTGCTCGGACACATAACGGTAACTTTAAGAGCAATCTGACTTGGGATGTCATGACACGTTTTCAAACTGGTGTCTCAAAGGTTGGTTCGCTCGAAACAACATTAGAAAGTGATGGTAAGCCAATCTTTCAGATGATACTGAAAGACAATAGTGCACTGTCTGATCAAATATGGTGGATGTGTTACTACAAAAATCAGCTAGTTGTCAATGAACAGTTGGATCGCAATATCTTCACTAACGACAAGTTCATTCAGCTGGAATTGCAGAAATTTGGTAATTCGGTTGTTTTTAGAGTGTCACCATGGGTTGGCAATCGAGGACGAGAGACGACTATTACCCGTCAATTCACTTTTGCGGACGCTGCTAGTGTCGAGACCAAGCAATTTTCAGCATGGTTTATGCGAGACAAGACATGGGGCGAATCGACTATGTATCTAATTGCGTCTACCGTTAAATGGCAGAACGTAAGCTGGTATACAGATATTAGGAATCGCTTCAGCAATGGCGATGTAATTACAATTGATGTGGCTAATACCAAAACTTATTTCAATGGCAACGAAGATCGCACCTTGCATACATTAGGCAACCAGTGGGACAAGTTTCTTTTGCCACCCGGAGATACCATCATTCAGCTCATGCCATCAAGCTGGGCACAACCATTTATGTGTGAAGTTGATTTGAAGGAGGCATGGCTGTAAATGGAATACTATTTCTCAGACCGAAAATTCAACATCATGGGTGTTGCACGCACAACTGGAAAAGGCGAATGGCTGGTTAGCGCTGATAGTGAAGTAAAAGCAACTGATGATAGGCCTGCCATTGCCTTGACCCTGACGATTCCATTTAAAACTGAGCAAGAGCAAGCTATTGATGAAATGGCGGCTGAAAACAATTTTGTCTTATATCAGGACGAAGAAGGCAATGGACATCAAATGGTCATTGCCAGTGTTACTCATGATACATTAGCGCATATTCATACAGTCGTTTGTACGGATGCAGGTAACGATCTGATGAATGAAGTGGTGGGTGCTTATAAAGATGACAAAGCTCATACTATCGCTGATTACATCACAAGGTTCACGAATGACTCCGGTTGGGAGATCGGTATTAATGAATTTCCTACAGACGTCAGAACACTTACATGGACAGATGAAGACACTTCACTCAGCCGCATTAAATCAGTCGCAAAAGATTTTGACGCAGTGCTTAGCTTTGGCTTTGTTTTTGTAGGTACGACTGCCGTAAAACGTGTTATCAATATCAGACATGAGGAAACTTCCGACAGTTTAATTTCTTTTGAGATGAACAAAGACATCAACAATATCGTAAAGACAGTTGATATCTACGACATGGAAACATCGGTGAAGGCCTATGGTGCTACACCTGACGGTTCAAACGATCCAATTAATTTGATAGGGTACAAGTGGACTGATCCAACCGGACAATTTGTACTTGACCAGTACGGATTCTTGCACGATACCATTGCCGTACAGAAGTATTCACGCTTGTTAAGCAACAGCAACCCTAACCCAACACAGTCTGACTGGAATCGGGTTAAAACGTTTGAGTCGACTACTCAAGCCACGTTATTGCAAGCAGCTTTGGCAGACTTGAAGAAGTATAACCATCCAAATGTCAACTATGAAGTTGATTTGGCAAATGCGCCCTATGTGCCATTGAATCAAACGGTACACATTGTTGACGAGAACCAGAATCTATTTCTTTCTGCAAAGGTGTTGTCAGTTGAACGCAGCCGCGCTGGTCATTATACCAAGCTCACTTTGGGGGATTACGCAAATGAGCAGCCTAATTTGTATTCAGCGCTTAAGGATATGGCAGTTAAGATTGAAAATATTCCCAAGGCCATTCAATTTTATCCATGGATTCGTTACGCCGATGACGATAAAGGCACCAATATGAGTGCCTTCCCAAGTGGCAAGAAGTACATGGCTATTGTTCCCAATGCCAAGTCATCCGTTCTAAGTGACAATCCGGCTGATTATGCTGGCAAGTGGGCACTGATTCAGGGCGCTGATGGTGCTAACGGTGTTCCGGGTGCAAAAGGCGCTGATGGCCGTACAAGCTATTTTCACACTGCTTGGGCGAATGATGTAAGCGGTCAAAGTGGGTTCACGGTATCCGGTGGTGATGGCAAAAAATATATTGGCACCTTTAGCGACTTCACACAGGCCGACAGCACCAATCCGAGTGATTACAATTGGGCGCTTTTTAAAGGGGCTGATGGTGATGTGGGACCCAAAGGGCCTCAAGGTTTGCCCGGAGTCAAGGGTGCTGATGGTCGTACTGCCTATGCCCACTTTGCTTATGCAAATAGTCAAGATGGGAAGACCGACTTCTCAACCACTGCCCCTAACCGTAAGTACATTGGCTTCTACAGCGACTTTTCATCTGGTGACAGTAGGAATCCAAGTGACTATAATTGGTCGCTCATTAAGGGTGCGGACGGTGCTGATGGTAAAGATGGGGTTCCGGGTAAAGCGGGTGCCGATGGCAAAACGCCTTACTTCCATATTGCCTATGCCGATAGCAGTAATGGTAGAACCAATTTTTCATTGGATACTCCCGGTTCTCGCAAGTACATTGGTAGTTATACAGATTTCACACAAGCTGACAGTACAAATCCAGCACTTTACTCTTGGCAACTGGTACAAGGGCCAAAAGGTGATACTGGTCCGCAAGGGTATCGGGGGCCTCAGGGTCCACAAGGGCCACAGGGGCCACAAGGTCCGCAAGGTGTTCCCGGAAGCAAGGATGTGCCATACACATACATTCAATTGGGCACGCCTGCTAGTCCCAAGAAAGGCGACCTATGGTGGCATGGAAAAACGCTTAATGATGCCACAGCATTGCAGTATTACAATGGGTCAACTTGGATTGACCAAAGTATTCAGCAAGCGGTGCTTAGCATCAAAAAGCTGCAATCAATTGAGATTGACACTGCAACCATTAATTCGCCTGACATTAATGCACCATTTAGTCACACTGCTCTTAGCGATGCCAATTTAGGAAAGTTTAGCAGTGGCAACACTAGTATGCAGTATGGTCACGTGAATATCACAGGGAACGTTGAAAATGATCAAGGCAAAGCAGACGGACACATGTTGATTAGTGATTTGGGTCCATCAGGATTTATCAGTCGCGAACGCACACCTGACAATGCCGGAGATACCCAATATGCTAATTTGCAAGGCGGCAAGCTCAATCTTTCAACATTAATTAGCGCTGAAAATGCGGCCACCAAAAAATATGTGTTCAGCACATTCAAATCAACAGATAACGTGACGTATTATTGGAACAACACAACGGCATATCATAACATCGACTTCTCTTGGGGATACATTTATTATGCCCGCCGTGGGAACCTAGTGACGGTCTCTTTTGATCTGAATGCAATTGCTAATCAATATCAGTATTTGAGATTGGCAGATATCAGACCGGGATATCAACCATACCTGACAAATAAGATCGTTTGTGCTTGTCCTAGTTTTAGTTATGCTGGTGAATCAGCTACCATGTACTCAAGTACGCCAAGAGGTGGGACTGTAGGCTGGTATGGCGTTATCTCACGAGGTCAAGGTGGTTACGCAGGATCGGTTACCTATTTAACTCAGGATGACTATCCAACAGGTGATTCGTATTTTGGCTAGGAGGCAATTATGAAAATCAAAGTGTGGACGGATAGCAATAATCGGCTGCTTCATTGGGCAAATGCTGATGAAAAAAGACCAGTAGGGCCAACCGATGAAGGATTTGATGTTATTGAAGTGGATAAGGCAGTTGGTTTGTATGAGAACCATGCCAGCATTATTGACGGTCAAGTCGTTCCTGATGCTGGTTATGACCCAGACGCTGAAAGACCTACACCTGAGGCGTCACCAGAACAGCAAATGATTGCCGCGCTTACTCTTAAAGTAGCACAGATGGAGGCGGTGAAATCAAGTGACTGATTATGATCAGTGTGCAATATTTTATAGTTGGGGGATTGATTTAACACCTTATGTACCGGTAATGATTACCCCAGACGAATACAAGCAAATTACAGGCAAGGACTATGTCGGTGGCAAAAGCTAGCGGCTATTTTTATGGGGTGAAATTGTGGACAAGCAAACAAAAATGCTAATGGAGATCAAGGAAGATATTGCCCAGATTAAGCAACAATTGACTGGCCTACCAAGTACAGATGACAAGGCCGATAAGGCATACAATGCCAGCCAAGATAATGCCAGAGACATTAGCAGTCTAAAGAAAATGGTGTGGTCAATCTGGGGCGTACTTGGTGGGACGATTGGAGTCACCCTATTTGTGTATATCATCGAAAAGTTCTTGTGAGGAGGGGTAAAAATGAAAGATTTAATTGTCCAAATTGCTATTGCAGTGATACCTATTTTGGGTGCATGGGTGGCAAAGGTCCTATTAGCGAATAAACAGGCTTTGACCTTGGTGCAAGTGTTGGAACCATTAGCACAAGCAGCCGTTACCGCAGCCGAACAGTTAGGTGTTACTCAGGCAATAACAGGGGCCGTTAAGAAATCGCAAGCAGTAGCCTCTGTTGAAACTCAATTGAAAGCCATGGGATTTACCAAGGTTGATCAGCAGACCGTTGAAAATGCAGTTGAGAAGGCCTATAGCGACCTAAAGAACACCATTGAAGCAACCTATCCTAAGGGGGCTTAAGATTGCAATTTAAAACTAAACTAGTACTCACAGGGGTAGCCATTATGGCTGCCTTTTCATTTGCCTTACCGACCCATGTTAAAGCGGCTAAGAATGATATTGGTGTTGACTGGTCAGTGTATCAAGGCAACAAGGGCAAGACAGTTGAGGGTGACCGTTTTGCTATTGCACAAATTGGTGGAACCCAAGGCGGTACGATTTATAACCAGTCAACCTATAGTAGCCAAATCAAAGCGGCTAATGATGACGGGCTTAGAGTCCATAGTTACCTATGGTATGGTGTTGGTGGTAGTTCTGATATTGGTCGCCAAGCACTTGATTATTTCCTGCCACGGATTCAGACACCAAAGGGATCAATTGTGGCACTTGATTACGAGGATGGAGCGAGTGAGTCTGTTGAAGCTAACACTGATGCCATTATTTATGGTATGCAACGGATTGCCCAAGCAGGTTATACCCCAATGCTCTACAGTTACAAGCCGTACATTGTTGCACATGTTGACTACAATCGTGTTCTTAGCCAGTTTCCTAATTCCATTTGGGTTGCTGGTTATCCTGACTACCAAGTTCGTGCATTGCCACTATACAGTTACTTTCCAAGCCTTCCCGGTGTAGCTATCTGGCAATTTACCAGTATGCACGCTTTAGGTGGCCTAGATGGCAATGTTGACTTGCTGGGTATAACTGACAATGGTTACTCTAAACAGCCAGCACAAGCGACCATATTGCCTTCTACACCTTCACAAGCAAGTACATCTAGTGATACAGATTACGCCCAGAATGGCATATTTAGGCCTTCTGTGACACTTAACATTCGCACCGGTGATGACACAAGCTATGCCTCAATTGGTACTTATGCACCCGGTGAAAGCCTCATGTATGACCATGTGTACATCCACAATGGTTATGTATGGGCACGGTATCTTAGCTACTCTGGCAGATACCATTACATATGCCTAGGTGTTATGGGCGGTGAAAGCTATGGCTCACGTTCCAGCAGCTATAGTGCACCGAGTCACACTTATTACACTGTCCGCTCTGGTGATAGCTTCTGGAGCATTGCCAGCAAGTACGGTATCAACATGTACACACTGGCCGCTAACAATGGCAAGTCAATCTACAGTTTGATCTACCCAGGTGAAAGCCTGTACATCAAGTAACAACTATTGACAAACACTACACATATGGTACTTTAACCTTGTACCAACATTTATCACCTTTTGGCCCTCTACTAGTCATGGTAGGGGGCTTTTTTTGTTGGGCAACAATAGTTGTTTTTTCATAACTTTAAAGTTGACAAAATCATCTAGAGAGATCAATCTGATACTGAAAATAATTAGGATGTTTTTTATGGAAAAGCTGAAATTAAACCGGGGTATGGGTCAACTTGTTTCTCCTCATGGCTATGCACTAGATGCTACCAAGAAATATGTCATCAACTTGGAGAAAGAATCAGAAGAACAAATAAGTATACTAGAGGCTGCAAGAATGTTTGATCTACCGGCAATATTGGATTGGCATAAATGGTTGAAAGATAATGGCTTTGATATTGCTCCTACAAATGACTATGTAAGTAAATTTTTTGGTAAAGAACCACTATGGATTTCTGAGAAATCTCAGGGCATTGTGGTAATGGCAGAGAATGATGATGACTACTACGTTGTTCTTGAATGTTCAAGACAAAATGAAGGCTTTAAATATACACAGATTATCGTAACTCTTGGTGGCTGTTTTTAATATTTCAAGCCTTTGAATATTTGAATTGCTGATAGTTCCCCCTTGCCACAAAAAGTGACTGTGAGTGGCTCTTCACCACCAATTGCATACACAGCCTAGTTATTAGCCCATGATAATCACGTTGCTAATAACCAGCATCCAGTTACCACTCTAGTCCTGCCCAGAGTACCATGTGCATGAGTTTGAGATTTATTTAGCTATTAACTGTGCGGTCTAACTCCTGAAAACACCGCTAATACACATGGCTGGATGACCTCACAGCTAGTTAAAGCTGTCAAGACGTTCCACCCCTACTATTTACCATTTAAAGTCCGGAAGGCCGTAGACACCAAGGATTTGACGATAGGGAACCTGACTGGGATTTCTTACCGGCTGGACTTTATAGCATCGGCTCTAGCTGACCACCTGACTTTATTTCAACCGTGCGCAGGTATGCTGTGGCACGAACATAACAATCATGATACACTTATTTTGTCCTTTCTAGGGGATAAGTATATCGACCCATTGACGTGGGTTGATTGTTTCGGCTATTAAGTTAGCTATAGGCTACTTCGCATTGGCGTGCGGGGTAGCTTTTTTGTTGTCTTCAAGAAATTGAATCAGAGCACCAATAAAGATTCCTGCTAAAGTTGCAAAGCATAAAGCTGCAAGTGTGATTTGATGCATAATTAGCCAAGACACAAAATAAACGATTATTCTCACTTCCCTTACTATGTAGAATAGCCACATACAAAGTGTTATTATTTAACTACAAGAGAAGCATAGCCCATGATTTGAATATTGTCAACTACAAAATGTTTAAAATATTCATTTAGGCTGAGAAGAGGTGAGTACTGTGGTAATGACAGCAAAAGAAGTTCACCAAGGAAGAATTGATAGAGGACTTACACAGGGAGAATTAGCAAAAGAGGTGGGGTTATCAGTTGGATCAATCAATTCATATGAGCACGGCACACGTAGTATCACTAAGGCAGCCGAGTCCAAAATTTCTCTAGCATTCAAGCGTATTAAACCCCTTAATGAACAACCTGCTCAGGCAACTCTTCTAGCTGAGTTGTCGGATGCAAATACTAGATTTCAATGGGAAGGAACGCTTCTTAGGCCTACTGAGGTAGAACTTATTAAAGTTATTGCTAAAAACTCTTGTTGATCAGCGTAAATAGTTAGCCCTCTACATAGCCTGCTGGCGATGAAGGGACAAAATTATGGCTTCAATCAGGAGTTACAAACTTGATAGTGGAAAAAGACGGTGGAAGGTATCCGTTTATGTTGGAATTGATCCAAAGACTGGACGTAAGAAGTATGTTGTAAAAGGAGGTAAGCTCACACGACAAGACGCTATTAAAGCAGGGCGTGATTTGGAGAAAGCTGTTCAAAGTGGTGAACTCACGGTTGTCCCTAGACCCGATAAAGTTGCAAGAAAGTTTAATGATGTCTATGAAGAATGGCTAAAATCATACAAGCTCACAGTCAGGGAAAGTTCATGGTCCAAGACTCGTGACTGTTTCAATCTCCATATTTTGCCTGATCTAGGTGACATGTGCATTGATAAGATCACCCCACAAGATGTCCAAACTGCGGTGAATAAATGGTTTAAACAGTCTCCAGTGGCATTTAAACGGTACTTTGTTCATATCAACCGAATACTTACCTATGCTGAACTGAGGGACTATATCCCACACAACCCTGCAAGACGCATCATCTTACCACGTGTCCAAGACAAGATTGGCTCCACAAACGACTTCTGGGATAGACGTCAATTGGAAGTATTTTTCAATTGTATTAACCCTGATAGGGAACTATACAAGTACGTGCTGTTTCGTATCCTAGCTTATGCCGGTTTAAGAATTGGCGAGGCTATGGCGCTTGAATGGGAAGACATTGATTTCAAAAAGCGACTAATTAGTGTCAACAAAACTGTTTCACTCGGTGTGCATGGGAAGCTGATTGTTAATCCGCCAAAAACCAGAGCAAGTAGGCGTGATGTCCCAGTTGATTCAGAAACTATTAATTGGCTAAAACGATGGCGAATTGAACAACCTGACTATGTATATGGCTATGTCAGGCTTTCAACTCATCATCAACTTCTGTTCACTACTAAGACAGGCAACCGTTTCCGTGTTGATAAACCGCGCATGTGGCTTAGTACCATTATTCGTAACAACAACTTGGCACCGGTTATATCGTTGCACAAGTTTCGTAAAAGCTATATCTCTAATCTTTTGATTGCCGGTGTCGCTGTCAGTACGGTCCAAAAGATGGTCGGACATACTGACCCCAGAATCACCTTGCAAATCTATGCCCGTGTCCATCAGGAACAAGAAGTGGAGGCCGCAGAGAAGCTGGCAAAGTATTTAAAAACCGGGTAA